CCTCACTCCGCGTACCTACCTGGTCTCTCTCGTTCAACTGGGCAGATTATCTGTAAATAGGGAAGCACGTGAGGGCAAAATATAACCAAAGTAACGATTATATAGCGCCTCACCATATTACAAATGAAAATTAGTCTTCACCGGGACTTATTTAAGCCCGGATTAGACCTCTTATTCAGAGTTCTATGCTGGATCCAAGATTCTTCGAATCCTGGAGGTGCCTCGGTTAAAGTGTTACGTCCTGTACTGAATCAGATGGATAAGATTCTACGTACTCGAGGGTTAATAGGACTAGTGTCATGGTGTAAATTACACCGACTAGCGCTACTTCACTATCTTTCTGGAGAATATCCAAATAAGAAAGTTGAGGGAGTCAGTTACTATAAAGATGGTTTCCCTAGGCGAACAGGCCTTACGAGAGAAGCATTAGCGTCAATGCCAAGATTGGTAATGACCCTATTCTTCTCAACTCGGGCTCTGCGGCTTGGAACAAAGCCGGATCTTTCGGTTATACAGGACCCTCCGAAATTGGAGGCCTTTCCTGTGTTTCCCGATCCGACTAAATTCTGGCTTGCCTTAGGGTTTCGCCGTCGTAAGTCGACTCCTAATTCCTTCTATTGGAAAGGAAAGTTTCACATGACAACGAAAGCCGGCCCAAATGGGCATGCTTTATGGTCGTCATTAACTGACCTTCAGGCTATTAAAGATCACCCAATAAGGGAATCCATCGAGATTCTCGGTGGACCTAGGTTAGCGAAAGCTATCCGCAGGACCCTTAAATGGTGGGATTTAATACCTGAATTCCTCAAGAAAGGTACAGGAACAAAACTTAGAAAGCTAGTATGGTTTGCCGATAAGGAGGTAAAAGTCAGGGTCGTGGGAGAGTTAGACTATTATAGTCAGACATCTCTTAGAGGCCTTCATAATTACCTCTTTCAGATCCTTAAGAAGATCCCTCAGGATGTTACTTTTAACCAAGGGAGATTCTCCGAAGTATGAAAGAATGGAAATGGTTCGAGAGTTGTGACCTTACGGCCGCAACAGATCGATTCCCCATTGTCCTGATTTCGCATGTACTTCGCGGAATCTTACCTGAGTTTCTGGTAAAAGCCTGGGAGATACTTATGGTATCTGAGCCCTTCGACACTCCCAATGCTAAGATAAGATACGCCACCGGTAACCCGATGGGAGCCTATTCATCGTGGAACTCGTTTGCTATTGCACACCATTTTACTATGTGGTGGGCATGCACAAACTTGGACCGCGACTGGAGAAGCTCTCCGTACGTGTTACTCGGTGACGATATTCTTATCGGAGATAAGGAGTTGGCCGAAGAGTATCGGAAGATCATACAATCTTTAGGAGTTGACATCTCACCGATAAAGTCCCATTCATCTGACAAACTCTTTGAGTTTGCCAAACGTCTGGTTCTTAACGGACAAGAAATAACACCTTTTCCGATATCTGCTTTAGCGGAGTGTGGAAAGCAATTTCATTTGCTCGCCAACCTCCATTTAGAAGAAGTCAAGAGAGGGTGGGTGTGGAAGAGTGGGATATCCCCGAGTATCCACAATTACTATCAACGTGTCCTCCAGATGAGTGCTACATATAGTAGAAAATCATCTGAACGTGCCTATAGAACGGTCCTTATGTTAAAATACATAAGGGGGGAGTTTACGGCTGTCGAACTAGTTTATATGTTCGTCAGGCGATACGCTCCCAATCCGGCTACACTTAGAGCCCTTCGCCCCAACATGTTGGAGGCGATGTGGACAGAAGTGCTGTCGTATTTCATTCTAGAAGAAGAGTTATTTGAAAAGACGTGGGCAAAGCTAGATTTCACAACCTTAGCGATGCAAACGGGTCTTCATATAGCCCACACTTGTAGTAATCTGGGTATGGCGGAAGTCTCTGATCCTCTAATGGAATCTATCCCTGTAATAAATGTCTTACGACAGATAATGCAGAAGATGGCCGAAGTTAGCACAAAGGGTCTTAACTCTAAACAACCGAAGGTAATGTTTGAAACTTTAAAGCTTCTTTCATTTCCGTTGTCCGACAAAGTATTCTCCGAAAGAGAAAAACACACTATGACGCGTGTTGGTTCTTTACTGGGAGAACGTCTGTTCGTCCGATTATCTCGAGCTCTTTCGCTTCGTATCCAAGTACCTAAGAAGGGACTAAGATAGGACACTAACTGAGCACCAGAAACTTCCGGCTGCGACCTCAATCGCAGTCAGGACCTTAAGGAAATAGGCGGGAAACCGCCGGGGGCCTTAA